ACTTTATACAATATAGCAGCTCTTTTCATTCTATTTAAGTTTGCACCTTTCATAGAATCTACAAATTTATTTAAAAATCTATTCACTTGTGATGGTAATTTGATTTTATCAAAATTAATTTCATTAATTGTATCTTCTTTAATCATACCAGTTTCTTTACGAACTTCTTGATTTTGTTGTTTTATTAAATCTTTCATATTAATCATAGTCTTGTCCTTAATCCAGTAAATTTTGTAAATATTTTACCAAGTTGGTCTGCGTATACACCTTTTAATTTTTTAACTACTTTTCTATTCACACCTCTCATTTTGATAAACTCAACATCATAAGTATCTGTTGATTTCAAACTTATGATTACATGAGTTATACCTTTTGAATTTCTTCCAATTTTCATTTGTAAACCATTGTTAGTAAATCCAAGATTTTTAGCACCAGTCATAGCGATAAACTTATTACCACCTAATTGTTGTAAAATGGTTTTAGCAATATTTCTACCACTTTCTTTAATTTTTTTCTTAATCAAATGAGGACCTGCTGGTTCTTCACCTAATTCACCATTCTCACCATATCCACAAGTCCCTTCATTCATTTTCTCAATCTGTTTAATACGAACATTTAATTGTTTTATGTCTTTTTTTATATCTTTTGCAACTCCTTTAAATTCTTTCTTTTCCCAATCAGGTGTTCCTTTATAATTAACCTTATCTTGAGCATATGCAAGTTGTCCTTTTTTACTTTCCAATTCTTTTTTAATTAGATTAATGTAATGTGATTTGGTTGCAGTTTTAAGAGGAAGTTTTTTTTCATTCATCTTATTTAACTCTTCACGAACCATTTTTTTAATCAATTCTCTAACTCTTTGTTCTCGTTTCACTTTTTCTGGTTTCCCTTTATGTTTCGTTGAAGCATATTTATCAACATCATCTTTATCCATTGTTTTTGCAATTTTACCAGCTTTACCTGTTTTAGGTATATCACCTTTTTGCATTGCTTTCACAACACCAAAAAACCTTTGTTGGGCTTTTGATGATGCTGGCATTACATTAACTTCCCAAAATCTTTTTTATACTTTTTAGTAAATCCAACCACATTCTTCTTATAATTATCCAAAAAGTCTGAAGCCTCATCATTCAAACCTTTTTTTCTTAAAACTTCATAAAAATCTAAATAATTTTTCTGTAAGTCTTTTAAAGATTTTTCAATTTTTTTGGAATGTTTTTTATATTCGTAAGCAGGACCTTCGTTTAAATTAAACTCGTCTTTGATAGATTCCAATACCTTATTTTGTTTAGGTTTTGACTCTTTGTTTTTCTTTTTACCATAACCCATTAAAGATTTATAATCCATTTTACTCACCTCTAAATATATCGTTAATTATGTTTTCAATTTTACAATCGTGACAACACACACCATCTCTTGTTCCAACACCTTCGTTTAATTTACCTTCATTTGTTGGTGATAAAAATGCTCCGTGTGTGGATGGATTGGATACAAAGTCAAATGCAATTAATTCAAAGTCTGGTTGAACCTCAACCGTATCATCTTCATTCATTTCTTTAACAGAACCTAATCCTCTTGATGATATACCAAGTTTAATACCTGATTTAAATAATTCTTTTAAGATATTTCCTGCAGGTGTTCCCAATACTTCAACCGTTCCAACTAAGTCATTGTCTTTCCAATGCATTTCCAATACATTATGAGATACATTGTTCAAGTTAACAACTGATGAATCTGGATGGTCAAGTTCACCTAATGCTCTTCTTTCAGCAATTTGAACCTCTTGATATTTTTTAGCTTCTCTCATCAAGGTTTCTTTTGGATAAACTCTTCCGTTTTGATTCTTTGCTTCTGCTCTTTGTAATACACCTTTAACAACAAGTCTTCCGCCATTCTTTGACATTGACTCATTGATTTGTTGAGGGGAAATCTCAAATGGTATATAATCCACTATTACTTGTTTTGACATTTTTGTCTCCTATCCTATTACAAATTCTGCAGTTCCTGTTATCTCACCTGCGATTACTTGCCAATTAGTTCCATCAAATAATAAAGTTACACTTCTTGAACCTAAATTTGATGTTAATGTTGAACCAGCTGCGAAATTAGCTGGCGTGATTACTAAATCAGTAGAGTTACTTCTTGTTTTATGTACAATAATTTTTACTTGTCCAGTTATTCCATCTGCTAAAGAGACATGTGATGAATTAGTAGCAGTTGTAACAAATGATACTGTCGATGTAGTAGATAAAGCTACTGCATTACCACTACCATTACCAGCGGCTACAGTTTCAGTACTTACAACTTGTGGGTCTAATTTCCAAGCTCTACTTTGTTTTTGTTTAGGTGTTAAACCAGTTCCATAACCTGATGTTAGTGTTTGTTTATTTCCATCAAATATTTTTGGCATTTATTAACTCCTATTTCCAAGCATTTCGTTTTAACCATATATCTCTTAATATATCGCCAACGACATCTCTAATTAATTTATTTATTTGTTTCAAATCTTTATCATTAAGAGCTTCTGTTACTGCTGTATAACCAGTGCTTTTTTTAATTTTTTTTAATCTTTTCTTTTTGTCTTTTTTTGAACCATCAGAAAAAGCAAATGGTGTCATGTATCCTGGCACTGCGGCTGTGGTGGTTATCTCCTCCAAACCCTCTTCATCCAAGAGCTCCATAGTTAGTTTTTTCACTAACTCTTTAAATAACTTTCTTGTCTTTATTTCCACTTTTCTTCAACTCTTTTAATAATTCTAAATATCTCATTGTTTGAATAACATATTCATCTTTAACAACATTAGATTTATCATCAATTCCACAAAATTTATTAATTGATTTTAAAGCCTCTGTCATTTTGATTTTCACCACTTCATCTTTAAGATTTTTAGAATGTTGTTTTAAATCTTCTTTTAATCCTTTTACAATTTCTTTCAAAGTATCTTTTAATGAATTTGTATTCGATACATTATTAATATACTCTCTAAGTAGATTTTTTTGAGCTCCACTTAATTTTGTATATTTTTGATTAAATTTCTCTAAAAGAGTTCTGTAAGTTAAGATTCTTAAATCCTCATCATCCGGTAATGTTCTTACGGTTTCTGATAATTTAATACTTTTTTCATCTGTTGTAACATGTTCAACTATATTGAAAAAAGACTCAGTTTTTTGGTCTGGTGATAGGGATTTATTAAATTCAAATAAAGTATAAATGGATGCGTAAGTTTTATAATTTGGAACTTTGGAAGACATAAATTTTTGAAGATTATAATTAGATTGAATCTCTTTTATTAAATTATATCTTTCTCTTCTTAGAACCGAATTGTTTAAATCATTTCTAGCTTTCATAACTTCATTTATAAAGTAGTCAGCCTTTGTATCTGATTTAAATTTCTTTGTGATTAACACATTGTATAGAGCTAATTCCTTACCTAACTCCGTGTTTTCATTAAATTTCTCTTTAACAATCTTAACCGCTTGTCCATTGTCTTTATTTAATACGTCAGACGTAATTTGCCTAAGTAAAAATTCAAACAATAAACCCGTGTTGCGGATTTTGTTATGTTTAACTTTACGCATGTTTGAGTCCCCATTTTAATTGGTCACTATATATGTAATTATTCATATATAAATATAATGTTTTTATTAAATAACTTAAATTATTCTTCTTCATCTAAAATTATTTCTTCATTTAACATTGATTTGTCTAAATTTTTACCAAACTTATCTTGTAATTGATTTAACAAACCCTCTCTTGCAACAATCGTTCCACCTTTACCAACAGCCAATGGTGATTTACCTTTGAACTCTCGTTTTCCATATCGTTCTCTTTCGTATTTTGTTGCATCTTTTAAATCTTTTGCTGAGTATTCATTCCCAAATTCTTTCTTACCAGTCCCACTTCTTCTATCACCACCATGTTCACCTTGTTCTTCCATTCCAAACTCATCACCACCAGTTGGTTCTTCACCACCACCTTCGGCTGGGTCTGTTCCCTCAGTTTCAATTTGTTCCATTCTAAATGCTTGTTTTCTATCTTCAATTACGCCCTCAAAGACATCAATCTTTTCTTGGTCGTTTAATTCAAAGATATTATCATATATCCATTGTCTTGAAAATAATTTGTTTTCAATCAAGTCATTAGCAATTTCTTTTTTCTGTGTTAATAATTCTAATTTTTCTTGTTGATGTATCATTGATGGATTGGTTAATTCTAACTCAAAATTAATCAATTCTGCATCATCAAACCCTTGTGTATATAAATGAACGATAGCAATCTTCTCTAATTCAGCAACTACAATCTTCTGTAATCTTTCAATCGTTCTTGCAAATCTAACATCCTCAGCAGCCAATGTAGCTTTTGAACCTACATTCTCATCATACCCAAGAAATGCTTTTGGTATTTTTAAAGCTGCCATCATTTTGTTTCTTAAATACTCAACATCTTCAATCGCACCATCATTACCCAAACCTGGTAATGTGTCTATATTCGTTCCACTATCTCCACCACGAACAGGTAAGTAGTAATCCTCTGTAATGGATTCCATATTGTATTTTAAATTATACTCACCATCAGCATTCATCACAGGTGTTTTTTTCATCTTACCAATGATTTGTTGCATAAAGTTATCAACTTCATTTGGTGGTATGTTTCCAATATCAACTTTAAATACTCTTTTCTCTGGTGCTCTCATCATTCTATGAATTAACATAGCGTCTTCCATAAGAGTCAATTGTTTAAATACTCTTCTTGCACCCTCTAACATTGACTTACCATATGGTAAATAATTTGTATCTGCAAGATTTCTGAAGTGAGCTACTTCATAATTTTCGTGAACATCATTTGGTTTTGAACTTCTTCTTGTTTCTGAATATTGTTGAACTTCAAATTGAACCAATTTTGGATTACTTGGGTCATGTCCTTCTAATCTATTCACTTCATATACTGAAAGAGGTTTTACATTCACTACTCCGTGTTTATCTAATATATCTAAATGTAAATAAAAATCACCATACTTAGTCATATTACGAATGTAACTCCATAGATTAAATTCAATATTCATTATGTCATAAAATAAGTTATGTAAAATTTTATGGACTTTTGGATTATCGGTTTTGATTTTCATTATTCTGTTTTCAATATTATCAACCGTAGATTCATCACAATAAATATCTAATGCTGATGATATGATTGGGTCAGCGTCCATTAATTCATAATCTCTGAATAATTCTTTTCTAGCCACATCATATGCATTTGCATTTTGTTTAGCTTGATAGGATGTTCCACCATACCCACTTGAATTTATTCTATTATATCTATCAATAAAATTAGATGTCAATGCAGTTTGAGAAAATTCAACATCCTTGACTTTTACTTGTCCTGAATCTGTTTTTCTAACTACGATTTGATTTTGAAATAATTTTCCTAATCTCGTTAATATGTTTTCGTCTGCCATTTTTTACCTCTTATTTAATTAACCAAGTTAAATCTTCTTTTTCGTCACCAAAGTTCATTTCATATGGATTCTTTAATGGTTGTCCAG